CTATTAACCGCACTATTAATAGCACTCCCGATCATGGCGGTCGGGGGTGAATCACCGAAGCTTCGTTATAATTGGGTTGAAAACAAATATAACTATGCACCTAAAGATGCCAAGCTTAAATACAATTGGACTGCCGACAAATACGAATTTGTTGCACCTAATTCAAAACTCAAGCATAATTCGCAAAGTGGTAATTACGAGTATGTTCAAACACAAATTGATCCTTACAAATCTGAAATAGGGGAATAACATGACAACACAAAATAAAAAACTTATTGTTTATACAATTGCTATCTATGCGTATTTTGGTTTATGGTTATATGTGCTTTACCCTTTACTAGACAATTTCTTAAAAGGGGTGTAATATGACGAAAAATCAACAAGTTACGGGGGCAAATATGTCTGACCAGCAACGAGAGATGCAACACAAGATTCATATTCAAACTATGATGAATCCTGATCCTGATTTCCTAGATTTAGAACCTCATATATCTTTGCAAGAATTAATTGAATATCATATTGCTTTTAATGTGGATGTCTTTTCTGATTTTTATGATGAAGTTGAAGTTCAAAATCAAGTAAAGAATATTATTTATGATTCTAAAGATGACAAGCTAGGTCGCATTAAAGATGTTTATGATGCAGAAATTAAAAGGCTAGCAAAATTCATAGCTGAAAACTATGAAAGAGATAGTTTTGCAAGATGGGCATACAATGATACAATCTCGCATGTAATTTAACGAAACTTTTTAGGACAAGATAAGATGAAAACATCCGAAAGCATCAAACAGATAGCTGAAGCTTTAGTATCCGCGCAAAAAGAAATTAGATTTGCCGTTAAAGATGCTAACAATCCTCATTACAAAGCAAAATTTGCCAGTTTAAATTCAGTTATTGATGCGGTTAAAAAACCACTCAATGATAATGGCATTGCAATTCTTCAATCATTAAGCCCATCAGACGACAATAAACTCCATCTAACAACGAGGTTACTCCATAGCTCGGGTGAATGGATTGAGGATACTGCCGTCTGCCCTATTCAAAAACAAGATTCACAAGGATTAGGATCAGCAACTTCTTACATTCGCCGATATAGTTTATCAGCGCTATGTGCGGTTTATGCAGACGATGATGATGGCCAATCCGCAGTTCTTAATGCAGCCGATTATTTACAAAGAATTAGCCAATCACAATCATTAGAAGAACTACAGTCTAATTATAATTTTGTTATGGGTGAAGTTAAGAATGATAGAACTCTTTCTAAATTAGTTATTGAAGCTAAAGATAAAAGAAAGGCGGAGCTATGATGGAAGGATCAAGAAACAGTAATTTTTACGGAGTGACGCTACCCTATTCCGCGCAAGAATTAATGGCTATAGAAGCCCGCAAAACAAGAATAGAAGCTATTAAAAGAGAGTTGGGTGATAAATATTTATTAGCTCCTCTTTATGGCAGAATTCAAAGCCCTAAACTATGAATGGCGGATTTTCTTATAAAGAAAGAAATAATGTCGTAAATATAGCGGAAGTATTATTTGAAAGGTATTGTCAGTCAAAAGGATACTTTTATAGGCGATTAGGATTTGATGAAAAAAACGATCCGATTCCTAACTTTTACAATCTTAATCCTTTAATTAGAAACCTTCCTGATTTTTATATTAATAACAAAGGTGTTGCTGGATTAGTAATGGTTAAAGGAACTGCTAACATAAAAGCAAGTGAAATTAAATTACTACCTCATTTTTTAGAATGGTTTGATTCAAAAGAATGTCCTTTAATTTATGCTTTTTGTTTTAAGGATCATAAACCTTTAATGCTATATCCTGAAAAAATAATAGAGCTTTATGAAAAATCAACCGATCAACAATGGCCTGATGGCGTAACTTATAGGAACTTAAACTTAAATGGATAGAATAATAAGAGGTATAGAGCAAGGCAGTCCCGAATGGATGTCGCTTCGCATAGGCCGCATAGGTGGATCAAGAATTGCTGATCTTTTAACTGAAGGCAGATCAGGCAATGAATCTTTAACTAAAAGAAAATATAAGAATGAGCTTATTAGGGAAAGATTGACAGGTAAGAAATTAGATACTTATAAAACGCCTGCAATGCAACGAGGAATTGATTTAGAGCCAATGGCTAGGGCATGGTATGAAGTTAAATATAATACCTTTGTGGATCAGGTAGCAATCGTTTTACACCCTACTATTGAAGGTGGCCAATGCTCACCTGACGGATTAGTTGATGCTACTAATTCTTTGATTGAAATTAAGATACCCAATCCCGAAAACCATTTGGACAATATTCTTACAGGTGGCAAACAATTAGACCAATATTATGATCAGGTTATGTGGCAATTAGCTTGCGTGCCTGGCTCTAACGGAAATGAAAAAAGAGAATTTTGCGACCTTGTATCCTATGATCCTGATATGCCCGATCATTTACAAGGATTCGTAAAGCGTATTTATCGAGATGATGAATACATCCAAACCATGCAAACTGCGGTGATCGCTTTTTTGTCTGAAATAGAAACTATCGTTAATAACTTAAAGGAAATACAAAATGGCAATAACCCATGATCTAATCGCTAAAACAGGCGAGTATGTAAACAAAGAAGGCGAAACAAAAGCTCGCTGGACTAAAGTTGGTGTTGCAATGTCTAATAAACAAGGTGGCACTTCACTTCTCATAGAATCTATCCCTGTCAATTTTGACGGCTGGGTAACAATGAGAGAACCGCAACCTAAAGATGGTGCAGGATCAAATACAAGTGCAACTGATTCAGCAATGCCATTTTAATGATTTTACTGATGTTTAATAGTCAGCGTTAAACGATAATCTTTATACACATCGTGTGTATAACTTTAGGAGTTTTATTATGTGGACTACACCATCAGCAACAGAAATGCGTTTTGGCTTTGAAGTGACTATGTATGTAATGAATAAATAAGTTATACAAAAATATAACTTTTTATGGGTGAATAGCGTTCTTCAGAAAATCGGTATTTACCAATAATTAAGGGGCTTAAAATGCCCCTTTTTTATTAAAGTTTCATGCAAATTGTTTTCACTTTTTTTATATAAATCAATGATTTGAATGAAAACGGATGTAAAGTATGCTTTACATTATTTTATGTAATGATCGCCTGTATTATTATTAAGACCAATCATATCAACCTTATCTTGATCCCATGAAGTTGTTTCATCGGAATCATAATAGCGTTCCTCATAAAGCTTATTCTTTTTATTGCCCCAAATCTTTTCGTAGTTCTCATCATACAAGCTTTTTTGTTTAAGCTTATTGGTTGATCCCTTGCCAGCTTCACTATATTTACTTGCCATAATTTTCTTTCACCCAATTAGAAAAGTTAATTAAATCTTCTTTATCTGCATTATGTTTCATTGTATTAGCTTTTGCTGATATTACTTGAATATTGCCTTTTATGTAACCTTTAGCATTATCTATACGATCAAGGCTAGGACTTAAATCTCGATTTCCATCAATGGTTTTTTTTAGAGGAAGTCCCAAAATGGGACAAGTTTCAGGAATAACTATGTCTGATACTTCTATATCAAACGAAATGTTTTTAGTTTTTGCTCTGTATCGAGCTTGTTGAAATAAATTCTTTTCTCGATTGTTTGACTTCCAATCTCTTAAATACTGACATCTATAACTTTTGTCTTTTAAAGGCATAGTTTATTTTTTAACTTTAGAACGCGCCCATTCATAAATTCTAATGCAATACCAAACTATTGATAAGACTGCCGCAATAGCTGGTAAAAATTTCATAACAGTTCCTAAAACTGTAACGCCCGAAACTGTATCTAATACATGCTTCGTGTGTTCTTGCATATCCATAACTATTTCTTTCTACTAATTAATGAGATGGCGTTCGAGAGCCATAAACAAATCGCCGCTAGAAGATATATAACAGAGAGAACCATCAGATAATAAAATAACCAAATAATTCTTATTATCGTAGTAATCAGAGCCAACATCTTTGATTGTTTTATTTTGTAGAAAATCGAATATGTCATCAATGGTTTCATGGGAACTTTGCATTTAAACTTTCTATCACTATTTCAGGACTAACAAATTTATCTGCATCATGTTCTGTATGTTCCCACCATAGGAATTGGTTTTGAACCAAATTGTTTCGATCCTTTAGAAGATTAATATTTTCAGGATGTCCAAATATTATAGGATCAGAAACAGACCATAGCACTATACCATATTTTTTATGATCCCAACAAAAATGTTGAAAAAAAGAATCGCAGCTTATCCATGTTCTGCATTGATCCACAAGGCTTCCAAGTTCTGTTAGTGATAAATTCTTTCTAAAATCATCAACTAATTGTTCTTCACCTTCTATGCCTACTTGAACTATTGGCTCATTAATTAGTCTAATGAGTTCCTTCCAGTAAGGATAATTCTTTGGATTGATTTTTCCATTTCTTAAAGTTTTAGAATAAGGACTAATAATAATCATAGGTATAGCTTTCTAAATGCTTTTTCTAAACTATCAGTCCAATTCCATTCAGCCATTTTCTTATAGATACTCCATTGATCTATGTCACCAAATAAAGACATAGCTTCAGATATTGGCCTTCCAGGAACTATATCAGGAAAACAAGTAAATACTTCAGCGTTTGTAATGTCTTTCAATACATTTTTAAATACAATATGATCGCCCATACCTACATTTAAAACTACAATTTTTTTGTCTTTATAAGCTAAAGTGTTTCTAAAGATTAATTCATCATGGTGATATAGTTGTTGATTTGATTCGGATCTAATTCCACCTTGTGGGTTTTTAAGATGCCAAGTATTTGCATGTGGAGCTGCAAGAATTGTATATCCTTTTAGGTATAATCCATAAGTAAATAAAGTTTCTTCTCGGTGCGCTACCCTTGAAAGGCCTAAATTGTAATCATGCACCCCAGCTCTATAAAGAAAAGAACAATGAAGATGCTCAACTTCTTTTAGCTTCTTTATTTCTGCCCATTGAATATTAGGTTCTTTATCAATATCTTCTATTTTGCCTGTGTTTTTAGATGTATCAGGATTAATTGGCAAAGTTAATATAGCTCCACCTATAGCGCCAACATCGTCATTGATCCAAGAATATAATTCGGCTAATACATTCGGCTCGGGTATTGCATCATCATCCACTCGCCATACCCAATCATAACCCATGCGATTAGCTGATTGATGAATATGGTGCTGGCCTTTTTTAGCTGCATATACCCATTCCCATTTGATGCCCTTGTAATCCATAATGCTAAATAAATGTTGATAAATATTATTATTACGGACATCTTCAGGCTCATCATTGTCATCAAATATAACAAGTTTATCAGGCAATTTTGTCTGATTAATTATAGCGTTAAGAGCTAAAGGTAAAGTAGTTTGGTAACGACCTCTTGTTGCTATAGAGCATAAAACTTTAGCCACGATCCCACCTCATAATCATAAGATTAAATCTATTTTTGTCATTAATTTCGGGTAAGGTTTCCGAAATATAACCATGTTCATTGATATAGTTATAATGGAAGTCAGGAAAGTTTGATTCATTTAAGCCATGAAGCTTATGATGTTCACCCCAAAAACCTTTAGGCTCATTGTGTGGCGTAGTTAATAAAAGACGCTTGCAATGTTGTTTAAGTTTTTGTGCTATCTCAAGTCCGTTATCAAGATGCTCAATTAATTCAAAAGCAATTATGGTGTCATATTGAGCTAAAGGATAGGTGTTGATATCAGCATTAGTAAAAGATGCGTTTAAACCCCATTCCTGTTCGCGTGCGACCTCAATAATAACAGGATCATAATCTAACCCTATATAGTTTGTATCATTAGGAAGGAATTGTGAGCCGTAACCTGTAGAGCAACCTATTTCAAAAATGTTCTTGCCTAATAGATTGCGGTTAGCCCAAAGATAACGAGTGGCTTCTCTAGGATAGACTGGATCGCCTTTTAGAAAAACCGCTCGCTCATAATTGTTAGATAATAAATATCTATATAATTGATCGTCATATTGTTTAGCATAAGCTAAAGCATCTTGTTTTGTCTTATCCATTATTATCCTTTTAAGTTAATGTGCCATAAGCCGTTACATTGGCA